TGCATCTATTGCAATTCCATATCGTGGAAATACAAGATAAGCACCTTCATAGTCTCCATCTCTGAAACAACTCATTGTAGTCATACCAGCATTTAAATCACCAGAGTCTACATGAGCCCCCATCTTACCAGACATTGATACATGATATCGGTTAGCACTTAAAGTTGTAAAGATACCACCACCAATACGATGTTTTGGTTCAATGTAAGTATCACAGAAGGCTTTCTGTTTTTCATAAATCTCACTATTTGCTTTCTTAAATGCAAGCTCATTCCAATAAGAAATTACTTGTAATTCTTCCCATTCTTTTGGATTGTCTTTTACCCAACCAGAGACATCAATACCACCAGTAAATCTACCTCGTTTGTGTCCAATCATAACTGAATGTATTTCATTTGAGTATGCAATCATACCCCACTTGCCTGTACCAGTTTTTAACTGATATGAGTTAGGTGTTCGTAGTCGATAGTCAACATCTTTAACCAAACCTTTTGCAAGCATATCTTCTTCTAGAATAGGGCCTGAACAGTTTGCTCGCATCACAGATACATCTTGGATTGCCATGAGTGTGTTTCTTACCGAATCATCACCATATGCATTTGTAATAACATATGCAAGAGGAACATCAGAACCATCAAGTGATAAAACAGGTTTCATAACAGCCGAGTCTTCATCTGTTACTTTAATTACTTGGTCATATGAACTTTCGTCTAAAAATTTACCATTCCATGCATCGTGGGTTTCTTTTTTTCCTAAGTCTTTATTAGCTGTTATATATTTCATTTTTGTAAATCCTTATATGGTTTGAGTATATTGCTGTAAATATTATCTGCAAGGTATTTCATACAGATAGGTGCAACCATTAACCCAATTCTTGCAAGTTTTTCATTAAGTTTACCAGTAAGAATATAATCCTCTGGTAGTGTCATAATCCTTGCACTTTCTTTTGTAGAGAAAACTCTATCTTCTTCTGGATGTAAGTGTACTGCAAGACTTGTTTGTAGTCCCTGTTCAGAAAGAGTGTGTGATGCTTGATTCCAAGGAACTCTACGAGATTGAAAAAACGATGTTTTCTTTTCTGGTAGTGTTTTACCCCACTTCTTTCTATGTGCAATAACTTTGTCATACCAAGGGCCCACAACATCATCTCCAACAGACACGACTTTTTCTGGGTTCTTTGGTAATCTTTTCATCCACTTATATTTAGCACTTTTTACCATCGCTGCTTCAAGTAGTACTGCTTCAGCACGATTTTCATTATTAAGTTGTAAATCCTCTATAGCATCACGAATGGATGCAAATTCTTTTTCTGGATTTGGAAATACTTCTCCAGCCAAACACATGAATGGCATATTAATTTCGTCTAAAACATCATTACGAACAGAAACAATAAACACACGTTCACGTTTTTGTGGAACACCTTGTTCATGCCCCTTGAGTACCTTGTATACTGTCGTATAACCTAGTGCTTCAAAGTCATTGACCATTCGTGCAAGATGTTCTGATGCATGAACCATTGTAAGACCTTTTACATTCTCACACACAATTACTTTAGGCATCATTTCACCAGCAATACGAATCTGTTCCCAAGTCAAATCTTCAATATTCTTTTGTTTAAAACCGTAAGCTGTTTTCTCTTTACCCCAACCTTTTTGTTTAGTACCTGAGATAGAGAAAGGTGGACAAGGAGGCGAACCATCAAGTATGTCCAATTCGTACTTTTTAATACCTGTCATTTCCATGATCTGCTGACCAGAAATATTTTTAATATCTCCACAAATGTGATGTGGAGTCTCAGGCCAATTGGCAAGATAAGTATCTACTGCTACTTGTTGAAATTCATTTACAAATTTACAATCACCGCCTGCAAGTTTATAGCCTGCAGAAGAACCACCACCGCCCGCAAAAAATGATATGTAATCAAACAGTTTTCTATCTGATGACTTTTTAAGATCAGCTAATGTATATCTAAAGTATTTCAAGTAATTATTCCCTCATTATTTAGAATCATTATAACACATTTTTCATCACTTGTCAAGTAAAAAAGTCCTCTAATGTTCCTTGTGTTCCATAACTTCTATCAACCATCCAATTAATTTTAGTTAATATAAAATTGAGAGGTTCTACAAATGACTTCTCAAACTGTACATCATAGTCTATTATCTTATGAAAGTCAAGTTCTTTTGGAAGCTTTGTCATAAAGGATATTGCACTACATTGATATAGATTTGGTTGTTTAAGATTGATAAACTTAATCTTATCACCTTCTTGAATGTATGGATACTTGTTACCAAGCTTGTTTTTCTTTACCAAGTGATTATATAAGATAGCTCCCTTACAATGAATTGGAGCACCTTTACCAAACATCTGATTGGGGTCAGAGAACTTTGCAAGTCCATTTACACTTCTTGGATAAGCAATCTCTTCTGGTGGTAAACTCATAAACTCTTCACGAAACTCCTGTATGAAGTTATTCATCTCTTTCTCACTACCATTCATAATAATCTTTAGACCCTGTTTGATCTTTTCTCTACAGGGTGCTGGTGTACTTGATTTAACAGCCTCGATACCCATGATCTTTAGCTGTGCTTCTTTATACTTTACACCTTCCATATCCCATACATTGAGAATATATCTCTTCTTTGCAGTCCAGATACCCTTGTCAGCGATTGCTTCCCGAGCCATCTGCATCTTCTGGTCATATGCATTTACATATTTTGCCAAATCCTGATAACTGCTCTCAATAAACGGTTCAATTTTATCTTTAGCAATTGTGTCCATGAACTTGACAATTTTTGCAGTCTCTGCTCCCTCTCCAAACACTTTATTGACCAATCTGTCAAAAGTAATGTATACTGAATCTGTATCTGATGCAATAACGTAGTCCTCATTATCGGTTTCCAATAATTTGTTGAGATACTTATTAAGACTTCTCTCAATCCAACGAATAGATAACTGGCCAGATGTAGTGATTGCCTCAGCAACCAAAAGATCGTAATAACGAAACCATACGTTACCAAGAGCACCATACGCAGAGTTAAGAGAAATCTTTTTCGCAAGTTGAATGTTGTTATACTTGGAAATATCTTTGAGTAATTTGGGGTCTTTTGTGTTTTCATATTCTTGTTTAGCCTGTAATGTTAACTTCTTATACTTCACACGATCATTATACATCGATTGCATAATCTCTGGAAGGAAGCCTTGTTTGTTAGTCTTAAACAATGCACCATTTGGTGTAAGTGTCACACCCTTCATTGTTGAAGTATCAACCTTTCTGTCTAATAATTTATCTACCGTCATACCTTTAACTTTGTCCTGAGAAACAAGAGTTTCGGGAGATATATTATATTGCATAATTAAATGTGGATATAGAGAATTTAAATCAAATGACATAACCCAATTGTGCATACCGACTTGTGGGTCTTTTACATAAGCACCTTCAAACTTATCTGGTTTTTCAGACTTTCGTTTTTGTGAAATTACTATATTCTTGTCACGCAAAAAGTTATAGATAAGAATGTCCCAATATTTAGTAGATCCAAGTACGTCCATATAATTTACTTTTGCATCATAAGCCATTGTAAGACAAAGCTCAATAAGCTTCATCTTGTCTTCAAGCCTATCAACTAGTTCCACATCCATGATGTTATATTCTAGGAACGATTGATAGTCTTTTGTATACCAATCACTAAATGTCTCGTAAGGATTACCCTCTTTACGTTCACCCAATTCAACAAATGCAATGTGATCAAGACGATATGATTCCTGATTTGTGTATGTAAATTTACGATACAAATCAAAATAGTCTAAGTGAGAGATACCTTGAATATCCCAAACTTGATGTTTTCTGCCCATTTGAAATACTTCACGAGCAGACACAGTACGCCATGGTGATAGCCGTTTAGTTTCATCTTCACCACACATATTAGTAATGCGATTACATAGATATGGAATATCAAAGAACTCTGTGTTCCAACCAGTAATTACGTCAGGCTGCTGTGTTTCCCAAAAAGAAAGAAACTCTTGTATTAGATGCAATTCACTTTCACATCTAACATAAGTTACATCTTCACGATCATTACGAAAATCACCTATACCCCAAACAACAAACTTTTTACTTTGGTGGTTTTTTATAGTGATTGAAAGAAGTGGCTCTATTGCAACATCTGGATTTGGAAATCCATTTTCACATTTTACCTCAATATCAATTGTAAAAATCAATATCTTATCAATATCGTAATCAACTTTTTTAGGATAGTTTTCAGCAATATAGGTGTATGGATATAAGTTATTACCATAAACATTGCCTGGCTGATTTTTGTATTGTTCAACCCATTGTTTTGCGTCTTTGATTGTTTGATGTTTTACTGGTGTTACAAATTTACCATCAAGTGTTTTCCACTCTGTTGGTTCTGCAACAGGAGCATATAGTGTTGGTGAGTATTTAACCTTACGGACAATACGTTCACCGTTCACTACTTCTCTAAGTAATAGGGAATTACCCCATTGGACAATGTTTGTATAGAAGTTCATTATATAATAGTATCACAATTCTGTTTGAATGTCAAGGGGTTTTTTATAGTCTCATTTCAATTTGTGTTTCTGCTAACAGCTGTTTTCCTTCTTCAGTATTAGGATAACAGATACTAACAGCTTCAAGATTTCCTATAGCTGCAGCTAACTTTCTCATTTCAGTATCTACTGCACCAACTAAATCTGGGTGTTCTCCAATACCTGTTGGATTTTTCTGGTAAGCAGCAATGTTTGCTTTTGCAGATGCAACTTCATATTCGTATTTTTTTCTCAATGCATTAATTATCATGTTATTCTCCAATTATCTCTGTTCATAAATATTTTAAGTATTTCTGTAGTAATACTTTTCTTATTATCTTTTAGTGCTTCTTCTATTCCTATAAGGCCGGGCGTAGAATTGACTTCAATCATAATAGGAACTTCTTTGTCTCTATTTTTTGATGGAATAAAATCTACACCCACAATCATTCCGTCAACTGCTTTTGCGGCTCTTAAAGATTCTGATATTTCAAGATCAGTTAACTCATGTTCTGTTGGTTCAGAACCTTGAGATACATTACTTCTAAAATCATCACTAACAATTGGTCGTTTTATTGCACCAATTATTTGACCAGAAGCTACAATAACTCTTACATCATATTCTGTTTTAATCCATTCCTGTAATATAACATCAACAAATTCGTTTTCTCTGTGAAGAAGTTGTACAATACTATGAAGTGATTTTAAACTTTCAACTAACATAACACCAACACCTCTAGAACCAATAGAAGTTTTAAGAATCATTGGAAACTTATTACCTAACTTTTTAGCTGCAATTTCAGCACCTTCTGAATGTCTAATAAGAACTGTGGTGGGTGTATTAAAATTATTTTGTTGAAATATAACTTGATTGTACCATTTATCATTACATATATCATGGCATTTAGTTGAGTTAAATATAGTATAACCATCGGCCTCTAAAGTTTTTATAGCAATATACCAAGAACGGTTTCCAGTGTTTACTGATGAACCCAAACCCCTTGCCATTATTAAAGTGTCTTTAGGATTTATCTTAAATGGTTTATCATATTTAGCATCAGACTTCATAGTTGGAAGTTCTACTTTACCATTTTCATCTACAGGAAAAGAATATACAAGTTTATTGTCTCCATCACTTTCCATATACATTCCAGAAAATTCTGCAAGATATACGTTTAAACCAAGCTCACTTGCTTTCTTGCGAATCATTGGCCCTGTTTCATTAGGGTCAAGTGGGTCATCATGTGAAAGAATTAGCAACTTATACGGTTGTTCTTTTTCAGTAATAAATGACTTGAATTGTTCCAAGATTAACCCTCTCGTTTTTTGCCTATGTTATATTTAGTCTCAAGAGTCCATTCTTCTTTTTCTTTAAATGAAATGATTTTGATTTGACTTAAAGGAGCAGCTGGTTCTGTAGTTCCCTTAATTTCCACTAGACCCCAATCACCTAATAGTTTAGCAATTGTGTTACGTCTTGCAATATCATTTTCTGATAAGTTTGTATTCTTACCATCTAGTGCAAACAATTCTTTAAAATGCACAATATAATATTTTCCCTGCTTATGTAATATATGACAGGATTGATATAGTTTTCGTTCTTTTCTAGAAGCTACCCCTATTCGTGATAGAGTTTCACGAATCTTTAAAAAATCGTCTGGTTCTTTCAGTACGACTTCAAGCATATGCTCCTGTGTCCAATTAATGTTTTCCATTTCTTCCACCTTTATCCAAACTATTTTTAATAGTCTTTATCTGTTCATCACTAAGTAGTTTAAGAGCTGACCTTGCTTTTTCATTGTTATAACCATAATACTCTTTAACATACTCTAGATTCTTTGTTTTACTCGCCTTCATCCAAGGAGTATATCTTTTCCTTGTTCTTACAGTATTTAGTAAAAAATCAAATTGTAACTTACTATCTAGGTGGTTGTGCAAGTTCATTTCGTTGACGAGGTGAATAGTGTCTGGAAATGGAGCCAAACACTTGTTGATGATAAAGGGAGAATATTTCTTTTCCCACACTTCATCTTCGGTGTCCATGAGAGGTGTTTTCTCATGGTTTATTGCATTTAAGTAGTCTTTCAGTTCATAACTCATTTAAACTTCACTTGACCCATTAACTCTGTCATACAAGCAAGAAGATTAATTTCATGGTCTGACACAAAGGCTGCTTTATGTTGATACTCTGCTATAATAACAACAGCATGAGGAATAGTAGAGCCATCAAGATGGTCATAGAGACTATCGTAAACCCTACGAAAAATACGAACAGGGTCGTTATCAAGATTATTAACAATCCACTTACGAACATTAGTAAACTCCTTTTCTTTGAGAGATTGCATAAGTTCGCCAATATTTGCTTGAGACATATTTACTAATACACCAGCATCTATTTTACCTGATACTGAATATCTTTGAAGCTCGTTTAGAACTCTTCTCCAATCTGGAAAGTGTTTGTTTAATAATTCAGCTACAGCCTTTGACTCGAATTGTATATTTTCTTGACCAAGAATTTCTTGTATTCGTGAGAAAAAATTACTTGCAAGTTTGGGTTTTTCATTATTAGGAATAACAAAATCTATTACACTACAACGTGAATGTAGTGGTGGTATTAATCTATTCTTATAGTTACAGGTTAGAATAAATCCACAGTTCTTGTGAAATTCTTCCATGAACCCACGCAAGGCTGGTTGCGTAGATTGTGCGTTTAGATAGTCTGCTTCATCTAGAATGATATACTTGCGTCCACCTTCAAGTGAAACAGTAGAAGCAAAGTTCTTAATCTTAGTTCTAAGGACATCAATACCAGATTCTTCTGAACCATTGATAATCATCCACGTTGCACCAATTTCATCAAGCATGGCCTTTGCAACTGTGGTTTTACCCACACCTGGCCCACCTGATAAAATTAAATTTGGTATATGACCATCTTGAACGAATAGACTAAAAGTTTTCTTTAGTTCGTTTGGTAGTATGCAGTCAGCAATATTGGTTGGGCGATATTTCTCCACCCATAAAAAAGTTTCCATAATATAAAATTCCTAAATTAAACTGTGTAAGTTGATTCGGGTTCAAGAGCAATCCAATATTCTATTTCAGAACTTTTGTTCTTGTAATGACTGATATTCTTAGATGATATTTCTACATCATA